TTGATAACTTATCTAAAGTAGCGTATGTTTGTTTCGTTAGTGAAACATTTTTGTATTTTGACATATCAGTCATGTTTGTTTCCTTTCATATTTAATAACCCATATATAGGTGATATTATAGGATTGTCAATGAAAATATTGTTAACTTTATTAATTTGTTCACAAGTTGCAGGTTCTTGCCTGGAGCCATACCAATGGCCAAAAACATTTGATACGCAATATGATTGTCTTATGTTTGGTTATGAAGAATCTTTAAAGAAAATGAAGGAAATAGGCAGCGCTGATGTTAATCAGTATAATATGTTTATTAAATTTTATTGCACACCAGAAAAACCTAGCATTTGACATTGTGGCAAAATAATGGTAAAGCGAGATAATTTCTCACCATTACCTACCCTTACTTTTTTCCCTCTTTAGGGTAGGTCTATCTACACATACAACCAACTAAACTACCACTACCATCATTCATGATGTGTAAGTTTAATGTATCAACGTAGCCTGTTAGTTTTAGTCTTAGTATATCGCACAGGTCCATGCAATTGACGTCGCCCAATAAAGA